CGCGCGGGTACATGGAATCAGCAAAGGGCGGATGGTTTAATTAGTCAATTTGGTAAAACACAAAAAGCGCCAACAACGAGGACAGTGCTAGAAGGTGCTGAAAGAGTTAACCAGGAATGGGATGCTAAAAAAGGTGTATGGAAAGAAGTCGGAAGAGGTATTACTTCTCAACAGACAGGTGAGCCTGGTTCTTTCGATCTAACTAAATCAGGTAAGAGCAAAATACAAGTAGAACGCGCAGATGCACAAGTAAGGCTTGAGAAGAAATTAAGAGGCTATGATTTTATTGAAGGATTGGTGAAAAATCCAGATTTTGTCGGCGGCATAACAGGAAAGACGATTGGTCTAGTAAATAGTGCAGCGGCTCAGTTTAGACAAACAACCGGCGATGATCCGATTATTAATAATGGAAGAATTGATTTAAATCAAATAGACCCTGATTCAACTTTATTTAAGCGCTTAAGAAAAGCGGGTGTAATTAATGATCAATTGCAAGCAGCTACAGTAGAACTTGCTTATATTATGGCTAAGGATAACGATAAAGGTGGCCGAGTCACAGATAAAGACTACCAAGCAGCCGAGAGCATGCTGGGTTCAAGTGCGGACAGGGCTTCACGTTTATCTGTATTGGATAATCGTCGAGATGAAGATATTACATCCTATAATGATCAGGAGCGTATATTTGGACAACGGTTTAAAGGGTATGAGCCTAATTTATTTACACCAAAGAAAAAAGAAAGTCCAAAAGAATTTGACCTGGATACAGCGACTGATCAGGAAAAAGATTTAGAGATACAACGATTAATGAGAGAAATCGGTGCCCAATAAAGATGAGATAATTCGTTCTCTCAGGCAAATACAATCTATGCCTGATAAAAATAGCCAGATAGTCGCGCTTAGACAATTAAAAGCAGGTACATTTTCGCCTACTGAAGGCAAGTTTAATATTGACACAACACCTGTTCCAGTTGATAAAGGTTTTAGCACGCTAACAGAGAAAAACTTACAAAATCAATTTGGAACCCGTGTAGGGAGTGAGCAAAGCCGATTATTGGCTGAGCAAACCCCAGGACAAGCCGCAATTGATCCTGAAGGTTTTAGTACAAAAACCGGTGAATTTGCTTTCCCACATGTACCGATTGATAAACAAGAAAGAGCCGATGAAGGTGTTGATATTTATACAGGCGCACCAGCAAAAATAAGAGCATTAGCGTCTACGGTGCCAAATCGTGAACAGCCTACTTTCTTGAAAGAGAATATGTCAGAGGCATTAGGCTATGAAACAGATGTTAGGAAAGCACCTAATGGTGATATAGAATATTTAAAAAAAACCGATGACAATAAAATGCGCTGGACATCTGTTAATGAAACAGGGCTTGCCGGTGGTGATATTGCGGCTGTTTTAGAAACAGGGCCGGCATTAGTCGGTGATGTTGCAGGCAGTATTGCAGCAGGCGCTAAGGCAAGTAAATTAGGTGCGCCTATAGCCGTTCCTGTTGAGGCATTGGGTGCAGCAGTGGGTACAGCAGCAGGCGAAGGGCTTAGACTAGGCGTGGGCAAGGTGATAGGTACGCATGATGCCTCTGTGTTTAGTGAAGCCCTAAAAGAAGGACAAAAGGCAGGAGTAGCAGCATTGGCGGCTGGATTCACAGTCGCTGGTATTCAACGAGCGGTCAGGGGCTCAATGGGTGGATTAACAGGAAAAGATGTTGAAGATATCTTAAACTACCAAAACCCTAAAACACTGGAAGCTCAAGACAAAATAAATAAAAAGCTAGCAGGTACAGAAGGTGCGGAAGATGCCTCTATCATTCAAGAGCAAATTGGTCCTCTGCCTGAAGAAAACTACAGGCAGAGGCTAGAAAATGCGGTTGATATTCCTGAGAGTGAATTACCTGCCTCACTTCAACAACAGGCAGACACGTTATTTGATATTCCTTCATCTGAAAGACGATTAAAATTATCCGCAGGCCAAACATCTGAAGGTCGTATTATAGCTGATCAGGAAGCGACCGCGAGAGCGGATAGTCGTGCAGCAGATAGAGCCGCAAGACAGCGAGAAGAAGAGAATATTAATGCGTTTGAAGATCATTTTGACTTATTGACCGGTAGCCGGTCAGATGACTATGAAAAGGCAGGTCAGGCTGTTCAGTCTGCGTTAAGAGCACAAACACAGCCCAGGCTTAATGCAATTAGAGCTCAGGTTAGAAATTATACGAAAGATGCAAGTGATGATATATCAAAATTAGGCATTACTGATGTATCGAGAATGGCTCAAGATATGCAGATGGCAGCCGTTGAGCAAAGACGCTTACTGAAAGAGGTTGAAACGGCTAAGTGGGATGAGATAGGGCGACTCTCTGGGTATGATGCGAATAGAGATGTGTCAGAAATAATTATCCCAAGATCAAAAGAGTTGGATAATGCACTTAGTCGTATGTCTCATAAGATGAGAAATTCATTATTTGATCAAGAAAAGAAACTTAAAAAGCAGTTGCTAGGAAAAGATTTTGCAGGAGAAGAAACTCAAATAATTAGCCCGGATGGTGACGTTATTAGCAGCTTCTTAACCAAGGGTAAGCAGGAATTTGATTTGGTTCCGCTGAATCGTTCAATCTCTTTTCTAAAGAAATTAAAAAGACAATCAGAAAGCGGCCTTCACCCTGATTTGCCAAGTAAAAAGGATATTATCGATATATTGTCGCCAATGGAGTATATGAGAGATAATTTTCTAGCAAAAAACCGCCCTGATATTCTTGAGACAATTGAAGATGCTCAGCAATTAACATTTGAGCGCGTGAGAATGTTTGATGATGGCGCAGTAGGGAGAATTCTACAGAAGACAAATGGACGTTATCACCTGGATGATAAAGGCGTTTTATCGACGGTTTTTGCTAATGGTAAGGGTGAGGCTGCCAGACAATATGCAACAGCGATAATGGGTGACCCAAGAGCTATGCAGGCGGCCAGAAACCATATTCATGCACTTTATCGGCTTAATGTAGCACCCAGTGGCATACCTGATAGAAAATTACATAAAAAATTTGTAACAGAATTTAAAGATGTAATGAGCCCTTTCTTCAAAAAAGAAGATATGAATAAAATAAAAAACTTAGGCAATATGTCTACGGTGATAAATAGTCATGCTAAAAAACTAGACAAGGTGGAAAAAGCTTTTGCAAAAAGCTTAAGAGGGCGTGTTCAGAATATGAGTCCTGAAAACACGGTACCTGCTTTCTTTAAAAAACCCAGCAAAGAGAGTCCATCAGGGTTTACAAAGTCGGATGTATCTAATCTTAAAGGTTATTTGGCCTCTACTGATATACGTGCTTTAAATGATTATAAATCAGCGATATCGGCTGAAATACGGTCTAGAATACATAAAGGGCCTGATCAAGGATTTTCGGCCTCCTCTGTTGATAAGTTATTAAAGGACACCGGTGATATTGAGGGTCGGGGGAAATTGAGTGAATTATTTGGTAACCAATATGCTGCTGATTTAAGAACATTTAAAACGGCTTTAGAAGGCTTTGAGAAAACAGGCCGATCTTTTGAGAAGATAACGTCAAGTGTGACAGCAACGGCAGGAAAAGTAATTGTTGGACCATTAGACCCTCGTTCAAGAGGGATTAGCTTTTTAGAGAAGTTAAGACTTAAATCAACTGATGAGGCTTTATACGATATAATGAGCAATCCAGAAAAGTTGAGAATGGTGCTAAAAAATCGTAATATTGATTCAACAACAAGACGCGCTATTGAGCTATATTCAAGCATTGGCGCTTTATCAGCAATGAATGAAGAAAGGTAAATATAATGGCTAACAGCGGAACAGAAATAATCAGTCATGCGACACCTGATGCCGCCACTGAAAAGGTGCTTCAAGACTATTCTGATGGTAATAAACATGTTTTAAACAAATCCATCGGTGCAGGCGCTAGAAACCCAACCACTAGCACGGTAAGCTATATCGTTACAAGGGAGGAATGTAACCTAACGATTATTGATATACAAACCACCGTAACAATCGGCGGTGGCGTGGCTAATGATACCCACCTGATGGGAATACAAATCAACGTGGCTTTAACGGGAACTTGTGTTATTACCGGGTTTGAAGGATCAGCAGGCACTGCTATTAGCATCACGTTACCGGCTGCAACCACAGCAGGATTCATTGACTTTAAGGGCGCTATAAATTCCAAGGGTGCGCTAACAGTTACCTGCTCAAATGTGGCAGATGATAATAACGTGCAAGTGCTTTGGAGACCCATATAATGAGTACAGTCGCTGATTATTATTCAGACAGGGTTGATATTGCCCCTGTAGAAGCATCCGACCCAGACCTGCTAGAAGATATTTCATTCGGTGATTATGCTACTACAGCAGAATTCACCACAGCCAATACAGAATGGTCGGTTGTTGGCTCGCCTACTTGGTCAACGGATGGCGTTAAAGTAACGGCTGCTGGATCAGTTATTAAGATGGCATCAACCCCTACATGGCTTGCTAGTCTAATCACAGCAGAAGAGGGCACAATATATATGGAGTGTGAGCGTGCTGGATTAACCGTTGATGAAAGCGATATATCAACGAAGTTTTTACAATCATCAGGGCGTGTTAATGCAACGGATGGCGCGTATTTAATGGCCATGTATTTTAATCGATGGGATACAAAGGCGCATTTTTTCAGGGGAACAAAAGTACAGGCGGGGGCCTGTTTTACTAATCTTGATGATCCTACAGCCGCAGAGCAAAACCTGGAAACGTACATGAATAGCCAGCCCAAGGCTAAAATGACGACCGCAGAAAGCGATATTGCAACGGTTGCCGTGACATGGAAAGGCTTAACGGTACAAACATTAATCGATGGACTACCTGTTAACACCACTACATTAGGTGAAATCTTTGGTGCTGCAGTCTTTGGTTTATTTGCGATTGGTAATGACGATGTCAGCGCCACTCGAATGTTTGGTGATTACAATATAAAACGGCTACAAGTTACTAAACGTCATTCTTTACTGGTTGCTAATCCAATGAGGCTCGCTTTTATCGGCGATTCTTTTATGAAGGCGTACACTGACAGTGTTGATATAACACAATTATCTGATATCGGGCTTTTATATGATGGTACGGGTGGCGCGGGTACACATGCTGGGCTTGCAGAATTTATTCGCCTATTTGCGGTTAATCATAACTTTGTATTAACGGGTATTCGTGCGGGTATTGCCTGTGAAAATCAATCAGGTTGGGCAACGGATTTTCCGAACACAATTGATTCGACTCAAACAGACCATATTATTGCATATGACCCGGAAATATTGATAACAGCGGGCTCGATTAATGATGTAAATACAGTAGCGCCCGCCGTTGATATTTATACGGATACAAAAACCATACTTGATACGTTGATTGATGGGTGCAGATCATTAAGAGAGGTTCACTTTTTTGAGCAGTTCGCGGGACATCAAGGTAGTCTGGCGCAAGGTGCCGATCATATAGCGGAGTACAAGCGGTTATCAGCCTTACAATCAGCTTTAAATGGGTATCAACGAAGTAATGCAGCAGGTGAGACCTGCACTGTATTCTTCCATGAGACTTATGATGCATGGGGTGGTGATGATTATGATGTTAATTTAAGCGGTGCGGCTAATGTTGTGAATGTATCGAGTATTAGCGGTAATGGCACCACTGTTACGGTAGATACGACAGAAGACCATAACTTAGGAACATCTAGCGTTATCGTTCTGCAAAATACCGGGACATCACATGATGGAGTGGCTAATAATGTGGATTCAGTCACAGACGTTAATACGTTTACTTTTCTTGATTCATCTACTGATTCGTCATCAGCCGGCACCTGCACACAACAGGACATCCACCCGTCTTCATTAGGACACGTTAAAATGGCAGAAATTAAGTACGATGCTATACAACACCGACTGTCTACGATTCCCATTTTAACTGGATAAACTATGATATTTACTATAAAGCGCGTATCCACAGATAAAGACGGTACATTTGGTGTATTGTTGTTTAATAATACACCCTTTGCTGTAACACTTGAAAGGCAATGGCTAAACAATAAGCCCAGTATTTCCTGTATCCCCGCAGGTAATTATATTTGTAAGCGGGTAAATAGCCCCAAGTTCGGTGATACATTTGAGATTACAGGTGTACCAGGAAGAACGCACATTCTCTTTCACAAGGGAAATGTAGACAATGATTCACATGGTTGTGTGCTTATTGGAGAGAAGTTCGGGATATTAGGGGCTGATTCTGCTATATTGGACAGCAAAGGAGGCTTTAATGAGTTTATGGCTATCCTGAAAGAAGTAGATGATTTTAACTTAACCATTGAAAATAAATGGAGCTAATTATGCCAAAAAATCCAACTAAGAAACCAAAAAATAAGCCAAAGCCAAAGCCTAAATGAACTTTCTTGAAGTTTTAGGAATAGTTGATTACTTATTAATCTTCACTGCTTTTGGTGTTGCAGTATTAGGGCTTTTCTCAAGATATAAATTAATACCGGCTATTTTGCTATCTGAATATTGCATTATGATCGGATTCGAGACCATGGCGGTAATTTCATGTTGCGAGACTATACCGGATGCCGTTAACTACCATCTAATCAGGTCAACCATTATGTTGATCTTTTTCTTGATCTACCTCAATTTTAATAGCAAGTTCCAGACCTATTTATCGCTTTTATGCGTCATTTATTTGACATATATCACACTTTTGACAAATTATAATATAATTGCTATAACTGATTCATTAAGTATTGGTTCGGATTATGAAGTAGACGTGATATTAGCCGTTTTATATGCAATACGTTTATTTGTGTGTTTGCTAGAGGTTTTAAATGGTTATGGTCTTCTGAATGATTATCGGCGCATGTTTAACCATTTTTGGCGTGGCACTGTTAATCGCGATCATTAGAGGGGTTATTCATGGGCACAACACAAACACAGCAGACAAGTCCGACGAATGATCACTCACATCAGACCCAGCAAATGGATTTAATCGGCATACTGGCTACAATGGTCATTGCGTTAATTGTTTATATCTTCAATAGAAACGTTAACAAAACAAGCGAGCAGTTTAAGGACATGATGAGATTGCACGAAGAAAGCGAAAAAAAGATAGATTACGCCCATGACCGAATAACAAAGCATGTAGAAGATTACCACACAGAAAAGAGGTAATAATATGACTGTCTTACTAGTAATACTCGGGTTTATAATTGGTTTATTAAGCTTTCCTTTAGTTATGTTCTTAAGAGCCAGACGTTCCAAGGAATGGGATAATTCTAATATGCTAAACATGTATCGAGTAATCGCTCATATCTCTACCCGACCGGGTGACCTGTGGCACCTACAATTCCCAAATGGCACTAAGCCTTTTTGGTATTTAAATAAAGACGAATTATCAGAAGTCGTTAAAACCAAGTACGCGGGGGAATAATGGCCTTATATGAAAAAGCAGCAACTAAAGCATTCGGTATCATTGATCAATTAGTAGATGATGGTGATTTAGCCGTTAAACTTAAGCATGAATTTCAAACACAGCTACTTACTACTAAAACACAGGGTTTTGTTGATGGATCAGTAAAGATTCTCTTTGCCTTTAGAGATCTTATATTACCCATTCTAAGGCCCGTAGGCGCGTTTTATCTAACGACGAGGGGTGTTGATATGGCTACAGCAGAATTAGCCGCAGGGGGCGACCTTTCTGCCCTATCTGTAGGCTTAACATCGGCGTTTCCTGGCTGGATGGGTGCAAGAGAGGTTAATAAAGGGCGTGAGCAGCGAGTTAAGCAAGATCGTGTTCTACGTGGTGCCGATGTGACTGATGAGGATTTCGAGTAAATGACCACCCCGCCTTAAAGGGTGGCCCCATTCTACCTTATCTCCTTTGGTTGGCTCATAAATCTGATCTTATTATTGTTTCTTTTGTCGTTGTTATCTTGATGATTCTTGCATCGTAAAGACTATGTTTTTCATAAGAATTATAGCAATCAAGCTCTTTAATCGTCTTTTTGTTGTCAAAGGAATGCCATTTTTGCTTAGGATCGGATTTTGTTCTAATTTGCATTTCATATCTAACGCTCATATCAACTCCAAAACAAACCATAAATTAGTATCGACCAAAACGCTATCACTAACAGTGCATACGACAAAATCATATATGCCAAATTCCTACAAGTCCGGCAGCTCCGGCTTGCTGCGATAATGAACCGTATATTTGTCCTTGAGATAGCCTTGAATACGCTAATTGCCGATCAAAGTTTGTATTAGCATTATATGGATGCTGTTCTCTAATTGGATAAACATTATTGCGTTTATTCTTTTCTATTTTCTCAGCAGCATCTAATAACTCACATATCGCCGGGTCATCATTAACAAGCATCGTTAAAACCCTGTTCTTAAGCTCGATACCTTCATATTCTTTAAGTTGTTCTTCTAATTGCTCAACACGTTTTTGATTGATATCAATTTGACGGTTAAGATCGGCTATCTCGTCAATATGGAATAGCTTACTTAAAATACTCATAACGTATCCCCATTACATTTCCACAATCTAGTCTTTCCTGTATGCCCATGCACCAGCCCAGCCTAGCATCCAACTAAATACCTTGTTGTTGTCAGGCCAATATTTAGTTGGAATTATTAAAACCATCTTATAGCAACAATAAGCAATAAATTTTTCTATAATATTCACAGCGTATCCCCATTACATTTATAATGTTTAGCCCACCAGTGACCCCCGCAAGGGGTGTAGTTAGCCAGTAAATACTTAACTGAGTAGTCAGTAATATCATCCTCATCCGCCTTGTCATAACCATCACCACAAGCATAAGATGAACTAGCAAACAGAAGACAGATAAGTAAGAGTATGCCGTGTAGTAGTTTCATTTAAATCAAGCCTAGTGCTTTCTTCACAGCAACCGATGTTGATTTCATAAAATTAGGCTTTCTATTTAATTCGATTCCTCGACGAATAAGTCTTAACTGTTTCATTCTTCCTCTTTGCATGGCTTTTGCTTTTAATGGGCTGCCACGACCATATTTATTTCTTCCAGACGTGCGGTTAGTTGCTGCCTTACAATACGGCTTCATTGCCTTTGGCTGCATTGAAACTATAACCCGTGGGTCTTGTATTTCTATAGCTTGCCTTTCTTTCCAAGTTAATTTATTCATTTCTTTTTCCTCATTAAAAATAATCCAAAATTAAATTAATAACGGCAATAACAAGAATCATAGCCACATAAAATATAAATATTGCTGGCGCATCTTCTTGACCATTACTCATCTTCAAGCTCTAAATGTTCACGCGCATTTTGTACTAAGTACCAGGACTCAATAGTTAATCTGGTCTCATCTATCTCGGTTAGATATTTAAAAGCCTCCCTCATGTTATTCTTTAGCCATTCAATCTCTTTTCTAGACTGAATTAAGTCCTCGGCCATGTCTTCCTTCACACAAGCTAATTTACTATTTACTATTTGTGCAAGTATTTCGTCAGAAATTTTCATAATTCACCTTAAAAAGCCCCTCCTCACCCAGGAGGGGAATTGCTTAGAAATCAGAAAGGAATGTGTTCATCTTGTTGAAAATCCTGCGCTTCTTGAACTGGTGCTTGAACTGGTGCTTGCTGCGTATTCTTTGCAGCACGAACACGGATGCCACCGGTTAACTTCCCGCCGAAAGACACATTGGGGTCATTAAATAAAACGATCTGCTTGCCAGTCCAGTCATCCGTGTTCTCAGAACCCACAGCTTGAGCACATAACTGAATATTTGTCCAGTTAAGTACAAATGGTTTATTATTTCCATCTGATGCAATATTCTCTCGAATATGCATAACCCATTTCATTTCTGGCGGTTGGTTTTCAGGCGATAAATCTTCTTTAATAATTCGATCAATGGTAACCAGTTTATCCGGCGTTACATCTTCTTTTTTCAAGTACTTAGTTTCTTTCATCTCGTTGATGTTCATATCAGTTTCCTGTTTTGTGTGCATGCTTTTAAAAAGGAGCAAACGAACCTTATAGTGATAAATAATCTTTAAGTAATGTATTAAGCTGCCTGCCTTCGCACTTAACGAGCCTTAATCTCCCACTAACAACTATTTTTTCGTCATTGGATAGATCATAATAAACGGTTTTAATATTGGCTGCACATTCGTATTCGTCTTGGTCTTTATTTATTTCATGAGCAATACTATTCACGGCTACATCTATTTTATGATAATTCATAGGGTCAGTCCCTATTTTTGGATATAGCTTATGTATGTTCATTATCTATCCTCTGTTAATATGGTCGGTGAGGCTGGATTCGAACCAGCGTATTAAACTTTCGTAACTGTTCCTCTCTTGCCTCTGCTATTGCGACGTCGTTAAGGTTGCAGAGATTAGGCACCTGTGTATCATTACACCACTCACCGTTATTAGGTATCTATGGTCACTGTGTTTCAAGTGCTAGACTGCATAGCCAGCCATATAGTGGGCTTACTCGCCCTTATTATTCGTAATTAGGATGGGCCTTTCACCCAATCGATATATATTTATGCAATTCGTCTACAGTTTCGCTCTGCCTAACAACGACTCTATCCAAAAAAGTAAATGCAAAGGGATATACTTCCCTAGATTCAATTCCCCGTTATCAGGCCATGCCACGGGAAAAGAGCAACTGAAAGGGGGTCTACTCCTCGGCCTTAACTCGGTTAATAATTATGTTATTTATGGGCGGGCACCCTTAAGTATATCTACTCGTTACACTTGCCAAGCATAACGCCCTAGCTGATCTTTCAAACGACGAGGTAACAAGCGACCCTCACAGCTATTATCATCACGTCCGTCACTCAGGGGCGGCACTCCCTTTGCTTGCATGAACTCGGTTAATCGCTTCACTCTCTTCAATAAAGCTCATCATTGCATCAAGGGCTTTAGTATCTGGTTGCTGTTCCACGTGAAACTTATCATAAGCCGGATCTAACTCAGGACAGAACGTGTCCTGCATGTTATCACCGTGTAGTCTGTAGTTGTGTCTAGTATCTTGCATAACGCCTCCTCCATTCATCTATATTCTTAAAATTAGAGAAATACTCTTTTCCATCAATAATTAATCTCCATTTATCCCATTCGGCGCATATCCTTATATTGCTTCCAGTCCAAGGTTTAAGACCTGCTTTTTTAAGCAATTGACAGCCCCTATGTGTAATATAGTCATATTTTTCTTTTTGAATGTCACCATTATCTAGCCTTACCTTAAGCAATCCACTATGGATAAATGAATGACAGCAATGACACAGCGCGACAAGTCTTTTTAATTTTACTTCACCTGTCTTGTAGTTAATATCATAATCTTCATGGCACTCAAGCCATTTATGGTATTTTGCATCTGACTTATGTACGCCACATGCAAAACAGTGATAGCCTCGTTCTGCGTACACTTTTTGACGTTCTTTGTCATACCAATTTTTTCCCATTATTGTTCTTGGGTTAACTCCGTGAAGGGGTTTTGGGATATTTGGATGACATAATAATCTAGGCTCAATCATGATGACCGTCATTCCCCTGCAAATCTATTAAGACATTAATAAAGTATTCGTAAGCTTCCTGCCTGTCCTGTTTAGGGATAATATCCATAATGGTTCTCACGAATGACTTAAAAGCATGTTCTAAATTCTCTATTTTGTTTAAATTAACCATAATTCATTCTTTCATTTATTATCTTAGTCGTCTAATCGTTTGTTTTTATGATGACAAAGGTGAGTTTATAGATAGTTAATCGCTATTCCGTTCAAGATAACATGCATTATGTTGTCTACAATAATTAGCAGCCAGACAGCTAACCAATCCGGTCTGTTCCTGTGATACCCGGTGTTTTTGCAGTTCTCCCACTCGTCTCCACCCCATACTCTATTATTAGTCCACACAACGTATCTAGCCAGTCTGAAACGATCTATAAAAAAGTGAGTTCCTGCAATAAATAGGAGCGCAAATACTGACTGAGTAATAAAGACGAATGGGATTGTGTAAAAAATAACGTGTACTAACGCCCATTTACTACTCGTTGTTTTGTTTATGGCCATTTTATCGGACTGTAAAATATAATCACCAATAGCATGCGCCAGTAAAATATCTGCTGTTATAAACATCTTATCCTCTCTATAGCTCGATTTACAATCCTTAATTCACGTCTTATCCGATCAAATACAATCGCTTTACTTAGCCAGTAATTGACGTTAAATCGCTTTATATGGCCTCGTAGTCGTCTTTTCATTTAATCACTTATCTCGATTATCGTTTTTTCTTCTTTGCTTTTAATGCTTTTAAGGCGGACTTCCTTGACGTATTTGGTCGAATCGTCTGCAAGTATTCCAGCTCTAACAAGACCGTCCAGTACGGCTTTAACTGATATTCCGTCTGGGTCGTGTTTAAGTTTTCGGTAACTTGTAACTGTGATAGTGACGAGTGAATCAAATCCCTTAATTTCTTTCTTTCCCAGGGGTTCATAGCCAGTATTCTGTTCCACGTTGGAAGTGGATACGGTAGTTCTATTGTTATCTTCATTCACCTGCCAACCCCATCAATCTCAACATACATAAATAATCCTCAGCTTCTTTCTTAGTATCAAAGAGCATCTCGTTTACAAAATCATTAACTCGTCCCCGGTTACGATCAATTACCCATCCTGATTCACTGGCTTTAATCGCTCCTTGAGCTGTTTTCACGGAATGATAATTAATTATGTACATCTTTTTTCTATGTACCCCTCAATCTGTACTAACCCCATATCATCAAGCATTGATTTATTTGGCCTTCTTCTGCCTTTAGTGACAGCAGATATAAAAGATATACTTACTTTGTAATGCTTAGCTGCTTCTGCTTGAGTACGATAGTTTTTCCTCACATACCAGAAAAACCTTTCTGCTGCATCAGATGTATTTATTTCATTCATCACTAAACACCTTATTAATTATTTTTAATAAATCCTGTTTCATCAGTCTAGTAAACATGTCAGATTCATGAGTAAGATCAATTAGCTTTTGCTTATAAGTATTACTTAACTGATCAATCTCTTTATCATGAGCATCTTTAAGCTTGTTATATTGGGCTTCTAGTTCGGCTTCGTGCCATGATAGAATTGATAGTGCTAGTTCATAGCGCGATTCATCATATTTATTACAAGGCCCTTCACAGAACCCACCACAACTATTGCATCTTGGTATAGTCATTCGTCTTTACCTGCGTTTAAAATTGCTTTTTCTTGTGATCGAGCTCCCACACCCATCTATCAAAGCTGGTTAACCATGCCCAGGTGTTTAGTAATTCATTCATGTGTTAGTGCCTTAAATTCATTTTGTTCTAATGACTTATAAACTGTTATTCCATCATTGTTTTGCGCATAGGGTAAAAATACTTCTGTCATATCTGCCATTTCAGCATCAACTATGGCTAATTGTGCCTCAACCCAATCCTTGAGGATACGCCATGCAACCTTAGCGGCTTGATCTTTTGATTTCAGTTTTTTTGGAACTTTATCATCATTCATTAGTGCTTTATAAACGCCTTGCATATTTGCCGGTAATCTAAAAAAAATCATACCGTGAGGTGTAGCAATACGAAATGACATAGCACACATGACAGCATCATCGTCATATTCACAAAGCACAGCCTGAGCTTTTGCTATAGCTAGTTTTTTTTGGATTTCAGATGCTGTTTTTTCAGCATTTATTGATGTTGTGTAATTTAAAATAGCCATATTAATTCCTATATACTCAGCACATTAAATATTAAATTCTTTTTGATCCATCTCTAAAACTACCCCACTTTTCGATATAGTGTGTTTGTTATGTCAGGAACTATTTGATTTTTGAAATATCATCAACCTGATACATTAGTTTAGCTGATTCAATAGCTTTAAATACCCATTCCGGCATTGTTGGAACGCCTGTTCTATAATTAAGTATCATTTTTCTTTGTGCTCTTACTAATTTTTTCAGCACTTTAATTTCTTGTTGTTCATTCATCTCTAAAACTACCCCACTTTTCGATATTACGGTTTTGTTATGTCGGGAACTATTTATGCAACATGACCTTTTATCTCTTCTATATTTTTAATCACTGCCTTGTATTTAAATATATGATCGCCAGATAAATACGCTTCAAGCTGTTTTGGTATTTCATCTATTTTACAATCCATGTATGCAACATCAGATCCTTGAATGACATGTCCTACCGAGTCATTTTTAGTTATTGCTAATCTTTGGTAATCGACTTTATACATTACTTATCCTTCCCAGCCAGTTCACGGGCCTTGTAGCAGGCTTTTATGAAGTTATCGAAGTCATCCCAGTCGCATAATGCCGTATTATCATCATCACCAGATTCGTAAAACACTAAATAGTTATTTGAATATGTAACCAAGTCTCCAGTACCGCAAAATTTAATATGTGTTGGCTTCTTGTCTTCATCTCTTATATCTATTGTTTTCATGTTATTTCTCTTTACTCGTTAGATACTTCAATTATCCACATTAAAGTAGTGCCTCAACACCGCTTTGCAGTCCATTTTCTGTCGTATAAACAGCACTAGGAGCAAAACCTGACTTACAAGTGCTTAGCCATTGTTCATATGTTGCTGTACTCGAACCAAATGCAGAAGCATTGTTATCGGCCAGCCACCTTGCTAGCTCTTCTGGTGTTTTGAATGCTGGGCTTATTGGTGTTCCTTCTGTTGTTGTTTCATACATCATTAAATGCGTTTTTTCTTCATCTTTGAAGGAAGTCATGTAATCACACTTTTCAGGTCTTTCTCCATTCCATTCTGAATAGCTTAATTTTTTATTTTCTTCACTAGCGTAGTCTGGGTAATTGCCTGAATTCCATTCAATGCATTCTTTATCCCATTCATTTGCGTCTAGTTCAAATGGCCCTTCAAATAAAGGAATATATTCGCCGTTGTCTTTTTTTGGATGCTCCCAGTTTTTAGGAACCATTCTTACTTCTCTACCCATCATCTTCTCCAGTATTTAACTTCAATTATCCACATTCATAAACTTAAAGATAATTCATATTGTTTATGCGTTATTAACCAAGCTTATTAAAGAAACAGGGCTTTCAATATAATAAACTTTCTCGTAAAACATGCCCTTGATCCTCAAAACCATATCTTTTATAGTGCTTTCTGCGAATAAATATTCATATCCCTGATTTGTGTCCCATTCAATAAAATAAAATAAATTTCCTCTGGCCTGAATGATATATCCACCCGCAGTATCACCATAAAATGAATAACTTAAATGTAATGTTTTTCTGCCTCTTCCCCAGTTCGATTTAGCCACACTGCCTCTAATTGCATCAGGGAACTCATCTGAGAGCTGTTTTCGTATATCTTCAATATCTGACACAGTTTTCATAACATTATCCTTATGATTCATTAATTTTATCTATCCTAACAACAGGTTTTACTTTTCTGCCTGCTGGCATATCAATATATTCGCCTTCACCAAAAGCCACACAGCAGAGAACCGTAAACTTACCTTTGGGCTTCTTAGGTCTAATGAACTGTTTATACCTAACGCCTTTCCAGTAGAATTGATCTTCATATTGTAAATCACTGATCTTCATTAATTTTATCTATCTCGTTTTGAAGTAAATGCTTATACTCAGGATAATGCATTCCCTTGGGTGCTGGGTAGGTTAGATTATGCTTAATAGCAAATGCGTCCACCTTAGCGTACTCTCTCGGTACAGTTAGTTTTTCCTTTGGCTTATCCACTATCTCCCATGTCTCAAGAAAGTGTTGTGAAGGGCCAAGGAAGGTACTTAGCTGCATTACATAGCGTGGCTCTATTCCTTCATGTTTAACATAGGCAGCGTACCGTTTAATTCCATCTATCATGTCTTTTTTCCATTTATCATCTATTCCATCATGTGGAAAACCTCCATTTATTGGTATTCTCGCATTCCATGCCCTAAATGCATCTACCTTTGAGTTTGAATGTGGCTTTCTACTAGGCTTTAGCTTCCAGGCTTGCTCAAATGACTCTGTATAAACTCTCTCTGATGCTTTACGGGTTTGTTTAGGTTTTTTAGTGGCTATATAACCATAATCTCCCTTAATAACTTCCAGCCCTAAAGCCTCAAACCCTGCAATAATTAACTGCTTAAGTTCTGATATCTCATTCATAATTCACCTATTTCATATTTTGTATCTAACTTCTCCAGTGCATTTACTATAAGATTATAGGCTTTGGTTAAGTCATTAGACTCCGGGTCGTCAAAATTAGAAAAAATAAGATTCCCCATTAAATACAGTATCGACTGAATTTTAGCTCTATTAGTCAGTAATAAATATTGATCTTCTGTTACCTTCATAATTTATCCTTTTAATAAAACTTAAACTCTGGCCTTATGTTTTTAATTATCGAATCGCGCCACAAAAGAATCAATAAGATAGGCCAAAATAAACCACTAACTACTGAAAACACCATATCCTTGTAGTAATCCTCCTTGGCAGTGTTCGGATACGCTTTTTGCCAGAAATTAAAAATAAGGCCATAACTCAGAACAGCTACAATCAAGTAAGAAAACAATATAATCATGACAATCTCCTGTTAGTTTCTATCTATTATCCACATCTAACCCATCATAGATAATCAGTCTTTTTAATTATTGATTAGTTTTGTTTATGTAGTTTATTTTAGACAATAGTCGTCATATAGACCTTAAGGGACACTACAATTGAATTCCTTAAGGTTCTTTTAATCTCTTTGTTTTCTACTCTTCCATAACCTAGATATATAATATAATTATCAAGAACCATCAAGCATCATGCTAAATTGGTCGTAAATCCTACCGTGTCCACTTAACTTGTTTTACCGTCGGTCTCAAACGGTTATATATATCTGTTCCACTTATTGTAAAAACTTTGTTCTATTCACGCATTTTTATACTGGTGCTGTTGGTGACCCGTGCCAGTTAGATTAATAACTAGGTTAAAAGTATTCCAATTGTTGCTTTTGAGTATTTTTCTTCGTTACGGCCAATATAAATATTGAAGCCTTTGCTAAATCGTCCAAGAATGAAAAATATAATGCAATAAAAATATAGTTCGTATTCCACAGTAATATCTCCAATTAATTAAAATTCAGGCTACCCCTATTGGAGTGCCTATAAGTGGTTATTTAATCCCAATATGCAGTAGCATCCATCCAGTTAGGATAGTTATTTTTTAGGTATTCTATTGCTGTGAGTTCTAATATTTTTAGTGCTGAAAAAAATTCAGCAGAATATTGCTTACATTGTCTTTCTTCTGTTTGAAATATAACGTTATCACTATCAAACACCTGAAACAGAACGGAGTTTTTTAAGTCATAATCTTGTCTTACTGAATATCTTCTGGTTAAAGTTAAACTGGCCCGACGATCGTAAAATGCTGCTTTGTAAAATATATTGGCTCTTTTTCGCCCTTTTTCATCAAGTAAGTCGGTATGCATGGAATGGTCAGTTGCTTGTTTTGTCCATCCATCAGGGAATTGAGCCTGTATAAATATCTCATCAACTTCATCCCCGAAAATAAAGCCTAATTTTTCAAGCTCTTCTTTTGGGCAGTCTATTGGTAGAGTTTGATCTAAGCAGAAATCTACCTGTCCTGCTGCCTCCTGTGCTTCTATCCCCCCAGGGGTACTAGCTGCCTTAAAATTCTCTTCATCGCCATTAAATAACGCCTGTGTTGCTGCTGGTGTAATATTTGACATAATAAATTCTCCAAAAATTAAATTAGAGTAACGGCTAGACTTTAGGGGAAAGAGTGAGATAAAATACGGTTAAATCTGTTGAAGCTTGAATTACGTACTCTATATACTGATTCCCGCAAGTGCTGATAACACGTTACAGATAAGTTATACTAAACCTTGCACCTCCCTTACGCAAGTACAAATTAAGCTCTTTATTGAGCTTTTTTTGTGCCCGTGATACAATGAAAATATGGTCACTGTAAATATAAAAGGCAAAGAATACAGCTTAAAAGAAGCTAGAGAGATTTATGATGAGCTATCTCTGTTGTTTAAAGAGGATTCCATTGCAGTTAAGCCAACATACACACCAGACACTTTTAAGCCTGTTATTATGCCATTATCCGACCCGTCTACTCCACCGTATAAAATAACTTGTTAATCAGCCCTAGATTAGGATTGCGGATTCACGGTCGGTCTAGGGCTTTTTTATTCTCCTCACTACGTGGCTGGGTACGTTATTTAATTAAAATTTTGGCATATGCGTTGAGCAAGTATGTCGGTATCCGTCTTTTGTTGGCGTACCGCATGATGCTTCTGAAATACAGTCATCTTCATCGCATATTAAACCTATATCGTCGTATATCCAGCCTTCTTTTCTAAGTGCATGAGCGATTCTGTCTGATACTTCAGCGTAGGGGCCCGAGCAGTACCAATCCATATAATCACCTTCACCCTTTATTTCTGCTATTAATCCGCCTGCCGCTCTGAATGAGTAGCTGGCTTCCAGGTGTTTTTCAGGGTGATACCAATCAACATTAGCCAATGCAGACCATAGCTCAACACAGACTTTGTCATTATTCCTTATTAGCACTCCTAGCATCTTTTTTATTGATTTTTCAAACTCTTTCATTTTATTCTCCTATAAGTGGTTATTTACTTTTATTCTCAACAAACCCATTATCACAGTACAATGACCAATCGCTTTATAAGTGGGTTTACCGTATCTACAGCACCATTTATTACTCTTTTCGTCCTTTATTCCATGTGTCCAGAGATAGGCGCATTTTTTACATTTATTAGGGATTTTCATTATTCAGGTGCCTCAGGTAAAGGCATCCAGTGAGTGGCTTGATTCCACCAGATTTTCATATTTCCATCATGATCAAAATAGTATGGCTCAAACCAATCCGGGGTATGGTCAGAGCCATCAAGAATATATGTGATATACTGGGTTACTCCTTTTGCTCGAATGAGAACGGGTTCGCCGTAGCCTGGCAATTCATCTTCTACGCTTATCCATTCATAATTAATCATCAAATTGTCCTTTTTCGTATTCTACTTTTACGCAAGCGATTCTGTTGGTAGCTGCACATTCATCAGCCTCTTCTCTTGATGCGTATGAGAATTCACGTCCATCAGGATACATATTAATATATACGGTATGCTTCTCAGGTACGTTTATTAAGTTATTTTTATGAGGCTCGGCACTGAGTGAACATGTTCCATCAATAGTGAATAAATCACAAACCTCATAATCACCTCTATCTGTTAGTGCTACTATCGGATAATCACTTCTTTTCATATCAGTACAAATTATCCTGGCTTTTCTACCATCACGAGTTTGAACGGGTTTATTTAAATCTAACATGGTTATTCCTCTGTAGTTGCTGATAGAATGGCTTCAACAACATCATCATGCGTGTATAAACCATCGTGTTCTTCATCTTTAAACGCCTTAACACAGGCATTTCTTTGTGCTTCCATAGCCTTTAAATGATCTTCATATAGAACATAAAGGCCATCTTCTGTTTCTTTACTCTTGGTTATCGGAATGTGCGTCATTTCAAGGTATTCTTCATCAATTACTACTAAGTATCTTTTCATAATATCCTCTTATTCATCATTCCAGCATTGGCATTGAGTGTCTGTGCTACCACAGTGATTACAAAAACAACTAAAGACTTCAACTCTTTCGTCCTCTGTCAAAGCAAGAACCTTGTTTGCAACTTTCGCAAAAGCGCGGTTATTTATATGCCAGTCACCCTCTGGGATCGTTCTAAACATCAATTTACCGTCTATAAATTTTTCTTCGTAGTACATAATTTATTCCTCCTGTATTAATTATACGCCCCATAATAACAGGCGCTAATCAGTAGTTTTAATCCATCATAAATAGATTAAATTATATTTTATTTCTCTCCCTTCTTTGTTTATTATTAAATCTCACTAAATTGGAGAAGATAATGGGCGATTCAAAGAACAACACAGGTGACCGTAACACAGGTAACCGTAACACAGGTGACAGTAACACAGGTAACTGGAACACAGGTAACCGTAACACAGGTTACCTGAACACAGGTGACAGTAACACAGGTAACCGTAACACAGGTGACAGTAACACAGGTAACCGTAACACAGGTAACCGTAACACAGGTAACCGTAACACAGGTAACTGGAACACAGGTAACCGTAACACAGGTTACCTGAACACAAACGAACCTACTGTGAGGATATTTAATAAAGACTCTGGGTTAGCTTTTAGTGATATATCTATTCCAGATTTCTTTTATTTTGAAACATCAATATGGATTTATGGATGTGATATGAGTGACAAAGAAAAAGAAGACAACCCGTCTTATAAATGTGTTGATGGTTATTTAAAGACTCTTGATTATAAAGAGGCATGGAGGAATTCATGGGATAAAGCGGGAGAAGATGATAGGGAAAAATTATTTAAGCTCCCTAATTTCAATGCTGAAATTTTCAAAGAGATATCAGGTATAGATGTTAATTATAAAAATAAACCCACAATTAATATAGGTGGTGTTGATTATTTGGCTTGTGATATTGAGGAAGCGCTAAAAGACATTGAGCCAGCAAAAAATAGTGACGGTTGATTATTCATTAAATAACCTTATAATACCTGTATGACTAATCACTTATACACTAATGGACACATCTGCACGTATATTAGAAATAATTAATACGCCTCAGGAAGTAAAGCTTGAGGCGATACGTTTGTATTGTGAAAAAAACCATAAGAACTGTTTAGAGAAAACCACAAGTTTTATTGAGGTAGATCAAAAACTTTGTTTAATAGACCAGTTCTATTTTCGTATCACTAGACCTCACTTAGTTTATCCCCTTTAACCCGCTTAATTGCGGGTTCTTTTTATAAATAAAACTAATCAACCATTGAAAACTTTGATTTCTAATTATCCCTATAATTTTATATGCTTTGTTAAACAAAGGGGAAAAACTATGACTTATGCAAAAGAACAAAAACCATTAGCAAATGAAATTGAGAAGATAATTAAAATATTTAAGGCCAGTGAGGGTGAGATAAGGCCGCATTTCATTCTTACAGGATCTTCTGGGTCAGGTAAAACTCACATTATTAAAAGTTTGTCAGTTCAACAAAAAATAAATTTTGTAGAAGTTAATGCAGCACAATTAACAAAAGAGGGGACATCAGGTAACAGTCTTTCAAAAGCCTTAACTCCACTAACAAACAACCAGAATAATTTAACTATCGTATTTGTTGATGAGTTTGATAAATTGTTTATTTCCGGTAATAGCAATAGTGATCTAGCTCATGAGTCAACAAATGGGGTTCAAAATGAATTTTTGAAGGTGTTAGAATCTGATGAAACATCTGTATTCGGTGATTATGGTAAATATGTAAATGTGTCAGTAAAGACTGTTTTGTTCATCTTTGCTGGCGCGTTTAACGGAGAAGAGGACGTGAGCTTGGATAGGTTGCGGGATTTTGGTGTTAAAACTGAATTTTTAGGGCGTGTTGGGCTTGTTTATAATGCTAAAAAATTATCATTAGAGTCTTTGTATGCGGTGTTGGAAAATTCAGAGCTATTATCTAATTATCTAAGTTTGTTCCCAGAAGTTAATAGACAGGCTGTAATTAAATCCGTTCGGGAGTATATGCAGATGTATTACGAGCAAAATACACTTGGCGTGAGATTAATTAATACACTTGTTAGTCAGTATTTTATTAAAAGCGGGAAACTTGGCTTCGAAGAGGTTAAAAAGTCATGCTTTACAAAAGTTTTGTCGTTTGAAGATTAACAAAGGGGAAAGATAATGAATAAAGTTTATTTTAAGAACAATGGTGTTATTGATATAACGTCTGTAACAACTTTTGGTGTAAATGCAAAGGAAACTGATAACCCATTTGGTTATTTTGGGACTGGGCTTAAATACGCTATAGCTATACTTCTGCGAGATAATCAATCAATAACTGTGTATGCCGGACTTGATAAGTATGTGTTTTCAACTGCTAAAAAGGTTATTCGTGAGAAAGAGTTTGATATCGTTTGCATGAATGATATGCAGCTAGGTTTTACGCTTGAATTAGGTAAAAACTGGAAGCTTTGGCAGGCTTATAGAGAATTATATTGCAATACTATTGATGAAGCCGGTGTAATTACATTGGATACGTGCGAACCAGATGAAGGCAAGACATTAATTGTCATTGAAGGCAAAGAGTTTATTGAATGCCATAAAGAAAAGTCAAATATAATCCTCGAAACAGAGCCGCTATTTTCAGAAAACGGTATAGACATTCATCTTGGTGGCGGTCACGCAATGTATATGAACACAATCAAGGTTATGGATTCACCTAACCATACAATGTACACGTATAATTTAACTAAGCATATAGAGCTAACAGAAGACAGAACGATAAAGCATGCACATCAAGCTGATGGCGCAGTTAGAAGGGCAGTTATAGGCTGTGATAATGTTGACTTTATCAAGGCTTTTTGTACCGCCCCAGAAGGAACTTACGAGCAAAAGCTTGATTGTAATGGCTGGGGGGATATCCCAAGCACTGTATTTCTTGAGACAGTAAAAAGCTTAAAGTTTAAGGATATAACGAATGCATCTATACTTGCTTTGTACAGAAAATTTACCGAAGTAAAAAAAGAGCCTGAGCCTGCTGTCATGACAGATATAGAAAAAGAGCAGTTAAAAAGAGCAGTTAAATTCTGTAAAGGCATTGGTTACGAGGCAGACGGATATCAAATAAATGTTACTGACGATTTAAGTAAATCAATTTTAGGCATGGTTAGAAATGGCGAAGTTTATCTGTCTCGTCGTGTTTTCCAGCAAGGAACAAAACAGGTTGCCGCGACATTATTAGAGGAATACCTGCATATTGAAAAGAAATTCAGCGACGAAACTTATGAATTTCAAACATATCTATTTGACGTAATTATGACATTGGGTGAGCAATTAAATGGTGAGCCTTTATGAGTAACTTAAAAACAGACCTGGAAATAGCAGAAGGCATGATAAAAGAAACCTTATACGCATTGGAAAAAAAGCACCCAGACTTAAAGGTAAGTAATGTCTTTTTCATGTCTGAACCCGGAGAATACCCTATTATTAAAATAAGTATGGAGGTTAAAGACGATGAATAAAGACAGAAACTACTTTGAGCCTTCTCATAACTCAGTAGGTCGTGATTACTACGAGGAGCCAGACGAAGAGACTGAAGAAGAATGGGAAGAACGGACAGACCGTGAAGCAGACGAGCGAGATTCTTACAAAGAGGAGCGAGGCAATGAGTGATTACGCAAGAGCCAGGGCATACATTGACTACGCAAGAGCCAGGGCATACATTGACTACGTCAAAGACGGTGAAGAAGGTCTTCCAGAAGGGTTAAGCTTTGATGAATACCATCTTAGGAAAGATTATAAATCATATAAAGCTAAATTAGCCGATGAAGAAAGAATGCTTAATAATGACGCTAAAGTAGAAGCCGGGTTTTATAATATGAGTGAGGATAAATAAATGAGTGATTTAGAAAATAAAGCAGTAGATTTTTTGGATAAACTTGAGGCATTAACTACTCAGTATGCACCTGATGTAGTTGAAAAGGCGGTTGCAGCCGTTTCTGTTACGGGTATCGGTAATTTAATAAACGCGCTATTAGGAATAGTTTGTTTATGGTTTGCATTTGTTTTAACTAAAAAATTAGTTACATATTGTATTAATAAAAAGATAGAAAACGGGCATATGTCTGATTGGGAATTTGGATATACGCTTAGTTTCGCTATTGGTGTATTTATTTGCGGTATTATTGGGGCTTCCAGTGCATTTACTATATTTGATTTATGGAACTGGGTAGCAATTTTTAATCCTGAATTAGCCCTGGCTCATAAAGTTTTAGGACTGTGAGGATAAGTGATGAATACTTCTATTAGAGAAATAATTAAATACTCGCCCTGTTATTCAGATGAAAAAATGGACGACCTTATTAAAGAAATTGGTATAGATACTGAAATTAGTTTCAAGCAAATACTAGACAGGGTGGGAATTAAGGACGCCGTGTGGTGCTTAAGAGTTTTGGATTATAAGGAAATATGTTTATTCTGTGCTGATGTAGCCGAATCTGTATTGTATATTTTCGAGGAAAAATACCCGAATGATAAAAGACCACGTGAAGCAATTGAAGGCATTAGAAAGTATCATAGCGATGATATAACAATTGAGGATTTACAAAAATTAAGAGCTGATGCTGCTGCTGCTTATGCTGATGCTGCTGCTGATGCTGCTGCTGCTGCTGCTGCTTATGCTGCTTATGCTGCTTATGCTGCTTATGCTGCTTATGCTACTGATGCTGCTGATGCTGCTGCTGCTTATGCTGATACTGCTACTGATGCTTATGCTTATGCTGCTTATGCTGCTTATGCTGATGCTGCTGCTGCTTATGCTGATGCTGCTGCTGCAGCTGCTGCTGCAGCAAAACAAAAACAATGGAAGAAAACAGAAGAACTATTTATTAAATATTTTTGTGAGGATAAGTGATGTACTCACCAGAAAAGATATACCACGCACTCATGGAAACCGGCACAGACTACGCAGATAAAAAAGCGGCTTACATGGCATTAGATGATTCAACCAAATCTATATTAGCTGATGCTTTTACTGAATTTAAGGAGGGTAGCGCCACAGAAAAGAAAGAGAAAGCCTTAGCTAGTGATTTGTATTTAGCGCACTTAAATAGCCTTGGTGTAGCTCGTAGGGCGTTTTTATTGGCAGAAGTAAAGTATTTCAGCACTAAAGCCCTGGCAGATGCTAAAAGAACCGAGCAAAGCACTAAACGAACCGAAATGCAGCACATATCAGGGCTGATTTAATGAAAATAACTAAATTTGATAAATTTATTGAAAAAATAAATTATCGTGATTTCGATAATATCAAATTGAGTGACTTTATAAAGAATCGGGTTATTAATGAGATATTAAAGTTCAAGGAAAATAACACCAGTAAATTAGATTTGTCTAATATGACAGATATGGAGCTGGCTAAACATTATTATCAATGCTGTTTCGATTCTGTACGATTTTAGGCCAGTGGATGCTGAAACACAGCTAATTCGTCGAAACGAGAAGATTAAAGCCATGAGCCCTAGTGAACGTCAGGCTTATGAGGCTAAGTGTGAGGAATCACGTAAAAGGCTTGCAAAAACAAGGGGTGGATAATGAAAGTTAAAATAATGGTTGAGATTATCGCAGATATTGACGTATATGAAGGTGAATTTGCTCAAGTTTATTGTGTAGATGACAGTCTTGAAAAAGCGCTTGCTAAAGCAGTTAAGGGCTATGAATCTGTAAGAGTTTTAAGTATTAATGAAATAGAGATATCAAAGGAGTTTTAATTATGGTTGAAGTTGGTGAATACGAGAAAAAGACGGTGACTGATTTAAATAATGAACTCTTTTTAAAAGCTAAAGAGTTGATGCAAGAAGGAACTGATAAACCTAACAGGTTAGGGCACATAGGTTGGGGTGAGGTTGGTGACTTTATAGACTGGCTAGAGGATAATTATAAAATAGAAAAGAGAGACTGATATGAATATGGTAGATGAGATTTTGATAAAAGATATTGTGAGTAACCATAAAGAATATACTGAACTATGTGGAAAGTTGGTAGATTATGCAAAATTACACAATCTAAGTAATTCTTTTGTTTATAATGGTGTTGCATGGGATGCTTTTTCAGTAGATCGGAATGGGTATGAGCGAGGGCTAAAGGATGGTATTACAAGCCAAAAAGACATCATGAGAGGCAAGCTTGGGCTTGATTAAAATCATGAATAGACTAACGTTAATAGATGAAGGCCGAATTGAAGTCATGAAAATACCCGTAGGCCAGCCATTTATACAAACTGATATCACTGGTATAATGGGTTGTGCATATAAAAGCCTGGGTGCTGCGTTTATAGAAATGGAGAAACGAGGCGAGATTAGAGCCATTCATACGATAAAAAAGCGTATTAAATACTTCGGCAACTACAAGACTGAAGGAATTGCGCAAGGGACGAATATTTATATTAGATTAAAAGATTTTATCCCTATCATCCACAAGAAAACACAGAAATCGGGTAAGCCGGCAAGAACAAAGCGGCAGAAAATCAGGTTAAATAAAGCTCAGGACTTGATGTATCAATTTGCGATTGGTGGAAATGTTGAGAATGTAAGAAGTCATTTTTATGAATGTCGGTAAACCTTACACTAAATTCTGTGCACAGTGTAACGAATACCGACAGTTAGGCTATTTAATTATCATATTACGATGCATACGGATAAATGGAAGGGTATCTCCCAGGTTAGCAGCACGTTTACTTTCAATATCTTCCGGCTCATAGAAGGGTAGAGTCGATTCGATGACTATTTCAGTCACTTCATCAAATTCAATGCCATCAATAGTTGGAAAATCAATAGTAGATTGTGTATAAGCATCAATAGCGTTCTGAATGTCTTTGTGTAGTTTCATGATTCACTCTCATCGGTTATTTTGATGTTTAAGAAGTCACCTTTAGCGGCTTGTTTTATTTGTTCTGCATGTGTTGCAAGTCCAATTGTAGTTATTCCATTAAATACATCCAGTGAATTGATATAATCATGCATATCAGAGAATTCACCTATTAATATACCAGTATATGCACTGATGATTGCTGCTTCTTGTTTAGTCATAATATAATTACCTATAGGTTATTAGTTAAATAATTAGATGTGTCTCTAATCTCATAATATTTCCCCATTTATATTTAATCTCTAACTATTAGTTTAATGAAATAAACACACAAAGATAATCAAGAGTTTTGATACAAGATAAACAAATCTAATAGATGGTAAAAAGTATCGATCTATACGAAAGCATTAAAATGTGATACCCTCAATCACACATCCATGTGTTCACGATGAACCATGATGTGACTCTAGTGAGCGCTCAGCGAGCTTAATAAGGATTCAGCACAGTAATGATCATTAAGTTGATTAAATCACTCTAGCACTGGATAAATGGCGTAATTAACGGGTGTATACTTTTGTCTTTTATTTCAGTTTTATTTATGCTTAAATAAAGTATCGAATAATCAAAGGCTTAATATCCCATGGCTACAACTAAGCAATTAAAGGGCAAACAACCTAAGCATGCTAAGGAGTTAGCACAGCGTACTAGAGCTGCTATTCTATTGGGTATGGATGCTGTACAGAAGCGGGGTGAAAAGAAGCTAATGAGCGAGATACTAGCCGATGCATTCATTGAAAATCCCCTTAAGTTCCTTGATACAGCCAGTAAATACCTACCTAAGGATATCAACATGGATGTAACCCACACTAAGTCAGCACAAGCCCTAACCGATGACGAGCTAGCTGATATCATAGCTCAAAGGGCTAGAGCAAGACTGGAAGATAGCAAGGAAGTGGAAGGGGAAGTAATAGAGAATACTGAGGATAATCAAACACTTACAGGATGACCGGGGGTATGGGTAGTCGTGAGTATTAGGAGTCCTTTATGTGAGGCTGGTACCATCCCTCATAAATTCTTAGTATATAATTAAGTATAAGCGGCCTCTAATGTAATAATTTTGTAGAAAAATTTCTGGAAAAAATTATGAAAAAATATGTTGTGACGAGTAACAGGAAGATTGAGATTAGAGGCTTATTAGGGTTTAAGGGGGAGTCTCAGACGGTAGAATATGATTTCACGCCTTGGGAGACGGATAATGGTAGTGTAAGCAGTGTTGAATGGATTGTAGAGAGTGGTCAGGCTTCTATTAGTGGTGAGAGTTTAAGCAGTGGTCTTGCGAGTGCGGTGATTAGTACGAGTGAGAGTGGGAGTAGTTTGATTAAGGTGACAGCGACTGCGGGGAGCAATGTATTTGTGACGCACATTCGGGTGGTGAGTAAAGAGCCATTTGTTTATGATGAGGACTATGGGTTGTATGGATGATCTAGAAGCGGCTCAGATACTTCAGGCAAGGCGTAAGGCACGGGTTAACTTTGCTGGATTTTGTGAATATATTGTACCTGAAGAACCCCCTGCTTTTCATCATCGTGTTATTTGTGATGCTTTAGATAAGGTAGTGAGTGGTGAAATACGCCGATTAATGATATTTTGCCCACCGGGTAGTGCTAAGAGTTCTTATTCTTCTGTTCGATTTCCGCCTTATTATTTGGGTCGATTTCCTAATAAAAATATTATCTGTGGATCTTACGGTGAAGGGTTGGCGACCTCATTTGGTCGTAAAGTTAGGAATATTGTTGATAGTCGTGAGTATGGGACGTTATTTGAGTCTCGATTAGCTGAAGATGCTCGGGCTAAGGGCGAGTGGGAGACGGATTCAGGAGGCAGTTATTTTTCCTGTGGTGTAGGGTCTGGTGTGACCGGGAGAAGGGCGGATCTAGGATTAATTGATGATCCGGTTAAGGGCCAGAAAGATGCGTATTCTATTACGGTTAGGAATGATACCTGGAACTGGTATAAAAGTGATTTCTTCTCTCGTTTAAAACCGAATGCAGCACAGATTATCATACAAACTCGATGGCATGAGGATGATCTATCGGGACGTATATTGCCCGAGTCATGGAATGGTGAAAGCGGTGAGTTTGAAGGCTTTGATGGACAGATTTGGACAGTAATTAGTATGCCTGCTCAAGCAGTAGATGGTGATATTTTGGGGCGTGATGAAGGTGAGTGGTTATGGACAGATTTCTTTACACCTGAAGTGTGGGAAGAGATTAAATATGTTCAGACAAATAAAGGGACGAATTTTAGAGTTTGGGGGGCTTTATATCAGCAAACACCACAACCTGAGCAGGGTGTGTTTTTTAAGCGTGAATGGTTTAATCGTTATGATATAGGGAAAGAGCCTGAATTATGCATGTATGGTGCATCAGACTACGCAGTAAGTGAAGGCCAGGGAGATTGGACAGAACACGGCGGCGGTGGATTTGATAAAAGCGATAATCTATGGTTTACTCATTGGTGGTCAGGCCAGGAAACATCCGATATCTGGATTAACGAACAGTTGAAAATGGCTAAAAGAATCAAGCCTTATGCATGGCTTGCAGAGGTTGGCGTAGTAAGACGATCTGTAGAGCCTTATTTGAAAAAAGCCAAGAAAAAGCAAAGAGTCTATTTTAGACAGGAATGGATGCCGCATATTGGTGATAAAGGGGCTAATGCTTTATCTTTTCAAGGTATAGCCGCCTCTGGACAGGTTTATATTCCACGTTGTCAATGGGGTGATGATCTAGTTGATCAATTAGTTAAGTTTATTCCTAATACGAACTTTCGAGATGATAAAGTTGACGTGTGCGGTTTGTTTGGGCGAATATTAGACCAGGCTTTTGCGCCGACTACAATGAGTATTGAGCCTGAAAAAGAGCATGACAGTTATGGATTCGATGAAGAAAATACCAAAAGCTGGAAAATAGCATGATTACATTATCTGATATGGTCAAAGATGTTGAAGACTTTCTTACGAACACGGAAGATGCCCGTATTAAATCTGAACGAGACCGAGACTATAAAGATAACAAGCAGTGGACAGCCGAAGAAGAGGCAAAGATAACATCAAGGGGGCAGGCTCCTATCACGGTTAATCGAATAAAACCCAAAGTAGAAGGGCTTAAAGGGCTCCTAATTCAGCGAAAAACCGATCCTAAAGCGTGGCCTCGAACGCAAAAGCATGAAAAAGCAGCAGAAGCGATCACAGATGCGCTTCGCTATGTAGCCGATAATAATAATTTTGATAAAATCAAGCTTGATGTGGCTGAAAATGACTTTGTAGAAGGCTATGGCGCGGCGATTGTTCAGGTTGAACGTCGAGGTGATGAAGCTGAGATTATTATTAATGACATCCCCTGGGACAGATATTATTATGATACTCATTCACGTAAATTAGACTTTTCTGATAAGCGCTGGGATGGGATGATCATCTGGATGGGAAAAGATCAACTTGTCGATACCTTTAAAATTAGTAAAAAAGAAGCTGAAGAGCTAACGACTCGTAATCCAGATGGAAGCGAGACTTTTGACGATCGGCCTCAATGGGTAGAGACAAAAGAGGAAAGAGTTCGTGTCTGCCAGCATTTTTATATCGATGAGGGCGAATGGAAGATGTGTTTTTTCACTGAACAACGTTTTCTAATTGATCCGATTACTAGTCCGTATCTGGATGAATACGAAAACCCCATTAACCCCATTGAATCAGTAGCAGCGAATATTGACCGTGATAATAACCGATTTGGTGAGGTCAGATTTTGGATTGATCTTCAAGATGAGATAAACCACCGTCGATCTAAATATTTATTTTTGCTTTCATCACGCCAAACCACGGGTAGAAAAGGCGCTATTGCTGATATTCCAGCATTAAAGCGTGAATTATCAAAACCTGACGGCCATGTAGAATATGAAGGTGAAAAGGGAGACTTTGATGTTCTTCGTACCCAGGATATGGCCGAAGCCCAATTTACACTGTTACAAGACGCGAAAGGCGAGTTAGACGCAGTTGGGTTTAATGCACAGTTATCAGGTGAGCGACAAGGTGATTTATCCGGCAAAGCCATTGTTAATCTCCAGCAAGCGGCAACTAATGAGTTATCCAGTCTTTATTCTGGGTTAACAGATTGGGAAAAGCGCATTTATAGACAAATTTGGATGCGAATTAAGCAATTTTGGAATGAAGAGAAGTGGCTTCGAGTGACAGATGATTCGACTAAGCTACGTTGGGTCGGGTTAAATCAAAAGATAACCTTAAGGCAGTCACTTGAAGAACGCATTCAAGATGAGTCAATTCATCAGATTGAACGTCAACAAGCCCAGCAACAATTAGAGCAAATGTTACAACTTCAGCACCCAGGCTTAGAGCAATTTGTCGATATTAGAAATCCAGTTGCTGATCTTGATGTTGATATTATTATTGAAACGTCATATGATTCAGTTAATATACAAAGAGAGCAATTTGAATTATTAAGCAAGATTGCACAAACCAGGCCCGATGTGCCTTTTACAGAAGTGCTTAAATTGTCAGAGCTTCGTGGAAAGGACAAGATTATCCAGTCTATTGAGCAATCATTACAGGCTAATTCTCAGGCCCAACAACAACAGCAACAAGTTATACAAGCGCAAGTGCAGGCGGATATGGCCGAAACACAAAGTAAGGCGCAGTTAAACTCAGTTAAATCTGAAGAGACAGCGGCTAAAGCCCATAAAGCGCATGCAGAGGCAGAACAAACAGAAGTACAAACAGAATTATTGATTACACAGCCGCCTGAAAATTCAGGGGTTGTTATTTAAACCGGTACCGGGTTTCGGGTAATAAGCAAGACGCCATTGCTAAAGATTGGGCGAGGAGTAAAAAGATGATTGACGAAAATCAGGATCAAGAGCTAGACGGTTTTTTTAAAGATGAAGGTGAAGAAATTTCCACTGAGCCAGAGGCAAAAGCGGAAACAACGGAACCCATCAAGGGCGATACGGAGGAAACTCCACCTGCTGAGTCGCCAGCAGCAGAGGAACCAGTGAAAGAAGCTAAAGAACCTGTGTTAGTCCCCTTAGCGGCACTAGAAAATGAGAGGCGTAAACGACAACAGTTACAGGAAGATAATCAGAACTTAAGGCAACAAATACCTAAAGTTGATAATGAGCCTGATCCTTATGATGATATTGATGCCTATAACGCATATCAGCGTAATAAATGGGAGCAAGAGAATCATGAGAAAGAGGTGAATGCACGTCGAGAGAGAGTCGATCTATCACGAGGGAAAATGCTTCAAACGCATTCAGACTTCGAAGAGATGGAAAGAATTTTTGAGATAATGACGATACATGATAATTCATTAATTGATCGAATGTTTGCCAGCGGTGATGAAGCCAAATTTGCCTACGAAGCGGCGAAAGCCTATAAAGAAGGCATTATTGGCAAACCAGATGCTATCCCTGAACCTGTTAAAGCCTCGGCATTAGATGTGCCAAATTTAGCAACGGCTACGACACAAGCCTCTAATATGCCAGAAGTGGAAAAAGAGGACGGCATTGACGATATCTTTGCTGATCAGTCGTACTAGTCATAAAGGTGAACGAAAATGGCAAGTTCAACAATATCATCCGCCAATCAGGTCACGCGATTTAAAAAGAAAGTCCTGCGTGAATATGTTCGTGGTGGTCGTTTCGGTGATGTAATTGGCACCGACGAAAACAAAATTATCCAGGTCACAAAAGAGCTTAAAAAATGCTCATTACCTTTAGTAGGTAAAGTAGAAGGCCCGGGTGTTCGTGGCTCTACTCAGTTAAGTGGTTCAGAGAAACCGCTTTCAAATTACGCTTACACACTTCAACCTACTTATCATCGTCAAGGCGTTTTAATTGACAATGAAGAACGTGAAAAGAGTGAGTTTGATCTTTTTAGTGAGGCTCGTCCCGGTCTTATGAATTGGGTCATGGAAACGAAACGTGATCAAATCATTCAAGCATTAGGCGCGATTGAGGCCGGTGGTACGTATTACAACTACGGTGGAACAGCCGCTTCAGGTGCAACCGGATCAAGTTCCGCCAGTGCAGCTAATATGGACACCTGGAACACTAACAACGGTGACCGTATTCTATACGGTGCAGCAAAGTCTAATCGTACCGCAGGTGACCACACAACTTCATTGGGTACAATTGATACCACTAACGACACGTTAGATATTGGTATGATTGAACTGATGAAACGTATGGCCCAGGATGCGGATCCGTTAATTCGCCCTATTATGGTTAAAGGTGATGAGCCCTGGTATATCTATTATACCGGTAAATATGGGTTCCGTGATCTTCGTAACGACTCAACCTTGATTGCCTCTCACCAAAATGCGCTTGCACGTAATAAAGACAATCCCCTGTTTTCTGGTGGTGATTTATTATGGGATGGCGTTATTATCAAAGAAGTACCTGATCTGGATAAGTTTATTGATAGTTCGGGCTCTGGTCTTTGGGATGGTGTATGGGGTGCGAATGCAACCGGTGATAGTCTTGCAACCAGCGGTGCAAGTTCAAGCCGTGTTGGTGTTGGCTTCTTATGCGGTGCCCAGGCGATTGGTTTTGGGGTGGGTCGAACCGCTTCATTTAAACGCCGTAAAGAAGACGATTACGATCACCTGAACGGTGTGGCGGTTTCTTGCAAGCATGACTTGAAGAAAACTTTCTATAATAACAAACAGCACGGAATGTTAACTAACTTCCACTCTGCTGCTGTAGACTCATAAGGAGCTAGAAAATGGCTGATTTAACATTTAATAACACAGCTACCGAGCGCCGAGGCTCAGCAGGTATTGTTCCAGGCAAAGGCGATGCGAATAGCGTTAAAGTCCTTTGTTCGGCAACAATTGAGCTTGCTGCGAGTGCTTCTGGTCAAACTGTGAAGTTTGGGCGTATTCCAAGCAATGCGCGTATCTTACCTCAAGGCTTTATCTATAATGATGATCTGGCAACAACTGGCTCACCTACATTAGATATTGGTCTGGCTTCGGTGGATTCAAATGTAACCAGTGATCCGGATGCCATCAACAACGGCATCGCACTATCAACGGCTACCACAACCACAACGGTCTTTGCAGACCCTGCTAATGCAGGCTTACCGGCATGGGATTTAATCGCAAGTGTCACCAGTGATCCAGGAGGTGAATTGGAAGTGTATGGCTCTGTTGCTGATGCATCAACCACGCAAACAGGTACGATAACGGTAGCGCTGTTAGGCTACCTTGACTAAGGTTGCAATTGTAGGCGGTGCGCCCCGCTCTAAAAATCTCGCGCCTTATGACGATGAGGCATGGGAGATTTGGGGATTAGGGGTGCATTTAAAAGATCATAGCCGAATTTCGCGTATATTTGAGATACATCAAGACATGTCGTATGAGTCTGATGCGTATCCTCAAATGTTAGCAGATAAAAGAATACCGTTAGTTGTTAGTGATCAATTTCCAATTATGGCTGATCACATAACGACTTATCCAATGGATAAGGCAATGAGCTTGATGGGTGGAATGTTAACATCCAGTACCGCTTATATGATGGCTTATGCTATTTTAGAAGGCGTGACCCATATTAATATTTACGGTGTTGATATGGATGTTTGCGATAAGGAGTATTTTTATCAACGTCCAGGAATGTATGCATGGATAGGTTATGCGCGTGCATTAGGGATAAAAGTAGAAGTTCCGGAGTCTTCTTTATTTCATGATAAGCTTTATCCAGCTAATGTATTAGAGAGTCGAAATCCAACGTATAATGAGGTGAATTTTTTAGCTATGGCGGATTTGCATTCAAAAGAGATCGAAAAATGCCATAGTAAAATAGCACAATTAAACCGTGTTATTGACACTCATAGTGGTTGCAAGCAAGTGTATGAGCGATTATCAAAAGTAGCCCGTGCAACTGATGCAGGCATTGAAGTATTATCATTTGAGCATTCAACCAATATTAAGGAGCCATAATGGACATTAAAGAAATAAGAGAAAAACTGAAAGATTCAGGTTTAGAAAAACTTCCACGCAGTAATAATGATGCAATCGAGCTTTATAATAAAACGTTTAATGCAGATGAGCAAAAAGAACCCGAAGCCGCTAAGAAGCCACTTGAAGTGGTTAAGGTTGATAAAAACCTATACACCTATATCGGGTCGGGCGACACTCCGCCCAACATGATTAAGTTTATGAATAAACAGGTTTTTACACGGGGTGTTGCAGTTGAGGTAAAAGATCAGGTTGCCTTAGATAAGATTAAAAACAATCCATGTTTTGTTAAAGGTGAGGTCGACCAGGATACGCTTTATAGTAATGATGAAAAAGCCGCAAAAGCTGCTCAACATCAACGCGATGAAGACGTAAAGATCCAAATTGAAATGGAAAGAAAAAACCGTAAGGGTTAATTATGGCAACTGTATCAAAGGTATATGATGGTGCAGCAGAAATGCTCGGTATACTTGAAACGGGCAAGACTTTAAGTGCTAATGATACAGCAAGAATGACTCGTGCTTATGATCAGGTATTTGATGACCTAAAAGAATCAACCTTAGATGCATGGCCGTCATCAGGCCCGGTACCTGATCGATTTGTCCCGCATGTAGAGGCATTAATGGCCTTTAACGCTTCAGACACCTATCTAGTTCCTTCTGAAATTTTACAGCGCATTATTAATAAATCCTCCGTTGCAATGCGGGAAATACGCCGTCTATCTATTCCAGATTATGAATCTCTGGATAAGCCGGTTGATTACTAATGAAAGTTGATCTAGCCGTTGATTTAGAGATACAGGGATTCAGTGGTAGTGGTGTTTCTGATTATAATTCAGGTCTTACAAATTGCATTGTTACAAAAAACAACGTCACTCAGCGTCCCTCCATTAATATTACGGAAGATGGAGAGTCAATTGGTGCATTAAATGATCGTGCCAGGGGGCTTTATTATTGGGAGAATAATTCAAAAAAATACATTGTCCATGATAATGATGTATACGAAACAACTCAGGATTCAGTTGCAGTAGGAACAATCACGGCAGGCACAGAAAGGGTAACGTTATTAGAGACGCTCGGCGCTACGCCTTACATGGTTGTTTTAGATGCAGAAAATGACGAAGGCTGGCTAATGAATGGAGCAACAACCGTTGTTGCAATTGCCAGTAACTTCCCATCAACATTGGTTCATGGCGGTGCTGTTTTAGATGGATTTTTATTGGTTATGGATGAAGATGGCATTATTTATAATTCTACCGTACTTGATCCAACGACTTTTCCAGCGACTGGTTTTAAAAAAGCAGAAAGAGAAAATGATAAAGGTGTTTATCTGGGTAAGCATCATGACAATGTAGTTGCTTTTTTATCTCGATCAATTGAGTTTTTATATAATGCACAAAATTCAACGGGCAGCCCATTAAACAGACGACAGGATATTTCTTATAATATTGGCTGTGTGTCGGGCTTAAGCGTATGGGAAAACGGCGATGTTATTTATTTCTTAGGGAGTAATACAACAGGTCAGGTACAAATCTATAAATTAGAGAACTTCCAAATAACACCTATATCATCAGATGCGATTAACTCCTATGTAACGCAGGGATTAACACAAACAGGGCTTAAAATCTCGTTAAATGGCCTATCTGCCATGGGTCATGATATTCTTATATTAAATGTTTATACTCTTACTGGCGCGTCCCCCGGTACGATTGTGCCCAGTATTTCAGGCGCATATGATACGTTATCTAATAAATGGGGATTTTGGAAAACTTGTGTTAATTCGCATACTACTTTCCCCTTAGTTGGTTGGACAAAACGAACCGGTGGACAAAACGAGACAGAAGCCGCGAGAACGGGTGAAGGACTTTTCTATAATGGTGATGTTATAGAAATTAATGATGATTTAATGCCTGTTGATACATTGTTAGGCACGGCTGTTTATGAAGATGATGTCTATGATGTTGATGTGTATGCAACAACAGAGGGCGCGGGTTCAAATATAGAGGCGGTGATTAGAATAGGATTGGTGACAGGTGAGACACCCGGGTATAAGTTTCAAGCCCGTGAGACTGTTGAGATGGAGAATACGCCTTCTACTCAAACGCTCACTATTAAGCACTCGGATGAATCAACGAATAATTTTGACTCAGGCAATACGATTGACACAAGCTGCGATAGAAAAGAAGTGCATCGGGGCGGACGGTTTATGCGCCGAAACTACCAGCTTGAGTATTCAGGTGATGAACAGTTTTTTATGAAATACCTTGATCTTGATTTACGGGAGGGGTTATGAGCCATGACCTTGATCCGCCGCCTTCCATTGTTGAACTGGTTAAAAATCAAAATGCTGATTCCATCTGGAAAAAATGGTTTAATAATTTATATGAAAAGATTAAAGAGCTAGTGGCAGAAGAAGTACAAAAAACGGCATTTGGTGAACAGTCTGTTGCTGAGGCGACACCGATTTTTCAGGCTGATTTTTCCTATAATGTAAATTCTGATGTTTGGCATGACCATTCAAATAATGGGGCGGCAACTGTTGACTCACATCAATTAAAAATAAGTACCGGCGCGGCGGCCAACCAATCAGCAGAAATACAATCAAGGGAGAGCGTTAAGTATCAGCCAGGGCAAGGCGGATTGGTTAGGGTGACAGGAATATTTACAACAGGCGCTGCTAATTCAAAACAATTAATTGGAGTTGGTGACGCTAATGACGGTTTTTTCTTTGGCTATAACGGTGCGGATTTTGGTGTATTAAGACGCAAAGGCGGACACCGTGAAATCAGAACATTAACGATAACCACGGGTAGCTCAACCGCAGAAAATATCACAGTAACCATGGATGGTGATACAGATGCAACGGTTGCAGTGACAGCGTCAGGTGATACTGATGTGACAGCAAATGAGATTGCGGCTCATGACTTTACAAATCTTGGTAGAGGATGGGAGGCGCATTCAGATGGTGATGGAACAGTTACTTTTATGTCACTAGACGCTGTATCGCACTCAGGGAGTTATTCTGTCTCAGGGACAACGGCTGTCGGTACATTTGCGCAAGACTTAGCGGGTTTAGCGGCAACGGATACATGGATATTACAAACAGCATGGAGCCATGACAAGGGAAACGGGCAAGGTGAATTGCCTGTGATGGACTGGACAAAAGGCAATATATTTCAGATTAGATACCAATGGCTAGGGTATGGGCTTATTGCTTTCTGGATTGAGAACCCATCAACTGGCTTACCGGTAAAGGTGCATCAGATAGAGTATGCTAACGCTAATACGAGCGTTTCAGTTAATAACCCAGCTCTACCTATTTGCTATCTTGTTGAAAATACCTCAAACACATCAGACATTGTTTTAAACTCTGGTAGTGTTGGGGCTTTTGTTGAGGGCAAGGAATATGATGGACACGCACACCATGGGGCTGTGGCAAGTAGGGCAGGCGTAGACACAACAGAAGCGCCTGTCGTTATTATACATAATCCCCTTCTGTTTGAAGGGGTGCCAAATCGTGTTAGAGTAAAAATCATCACTGTGTCAGTGTCTGTGGATGGAACAAAAAACTGTATTTTCAGGCTAAGACGAGACGCAACATTAACAGGTGTTACGTACAGTGATGTAGAAGCAAATGTATCCGTTATGCAGTCAGATGAAACCGCAGCGGCGGCAATTAGTGGTGGTGATTCTATTTTCCCCGCAGGGTTATCAAAAGACGGCGGCGAGATTATGGATTTATCCACATCGAGCTTTTTTATTAACCCGGGCGAGACATTAGCAGGAACAGTTATGACTGTAGCTGGCACGACTGATGCGATTGTGTCCATTGACTGGGAAGAGCAATTTTAGGTGAATTATGAGTAAAATACTAGATAAAGCAGGCTTGGCGGTACCTATCAATGCTACGCAAAATGACAGTAACTTAGATTCATTGTCGGGCATTAATGAACAACAAACGGGTACGACTTATACCGTTACAATAGATGATCAAAATAGAACAATTGAATTCTCTAATGCATCAACCGTTACAGTTACATTAACGTTAATTTCGACTATAACTGCAGCCCTCCATACCTCAGACTTTAAAGTCACACTTAAAAATATAGGTGCAGGGGACGTAGTAGTAACGCCGACAACAGATACATTTGATGATGGCGATGCTACCAAGACACTTACTCAGTATGAATGGATAACCATTCAAACGGATCACGGACAAACCAAATGGAATGTGATTTCTTCAGCTCATGCCAGTAGCCTGGATGGAATTGAATCAACTCAGTTCTTAAGATCAGATGCAAATGATACCGGCACGGGAGATTATACGTTATCAGGAACAAACACGCATTCTGGCATGACTAACACGTTTAGTGGTGCAACGGTTACTTTTAACGGCACGACCGTTAATGCAAATCCAACCACGCTAAACATGGCCGGAACTACCGTCGCTATTAGCGCAGGAACAGTCACGTTTAGCGGGACAACCGTCAATATTAATCCGACCACGACCACTTTTAATGGTACAACCGTCAATATCACAGCGACTAATTGGCAACGCGACGGAGTGTCAATTACATCCAGTGCTGCAGAACTTAATAAGCTGGATGGTACGACCATTCTTGAAGAAGCACTAGGGATTGATAGAACACAAGCAACCGGTGTAACTGTAACATCAGGCAGTACACAGGTGGTGTCTCATTCTGTGGGGACAGTTGTTGCGGGCGATATTATTTATGTCACGTCAAGATTATCTGGCACAAAAGGGGTGACAGGTGGAGCAACATATTACACGCTTAATAGTACAGGAACATCAACAATATCAGCAGATCCATTAGGCACTGATACTTTCGCGATGTGGCGTGAAACAATTGTTGCCTCTGACTTTTTTAGATCGACTGACATTGTTATGTTTGAAGTAACAGTAGGCGGAACCTGTACATTAGCCATAGATGCAGTGTCAGCAGGAAGTAATTCGACGGGTTGTTCAGGGACTATTATTACACATGTTATAAGACCAGATTAATGGAATTGCTAAACATTACATATTACCAGGATAAAACAAATGAAATAAAAGGATTTTCAGACAATCGTCTTATTAAGCAGAATGATGAGTTTAGGGAAAAAATAACTGATTTACAAAATACCATGCTTGAAATGGAATCGACACTAGATGAGTTTAAATTAACCCATCACTTTGCCCCGGGTGTTTATGCAAGGGAAATGTTTTTACCTCAAGGGCACACGATTGTAGGCAAGATACACAAACATGCCCACTTGAATATAATTCAAAAAGGGATTGTGGTAGTATCAACAGAAGAGGGCTCAAAAGAGATGAGTGGCCCTTGTGTTTTCACTTCATATGCAGGCACTAAACGAGCTGTTTATATTAAAGAAGATGCAATTTGGATAACGATTCATGTAACAGATGAAACAGATTTAGAGAAAATTGAAGATCAAATAATCGCGAAAGATTTTGATGCGATTGAGGATGGTGAGACATGACTTGGGGTGTGACAGCAGTAGTCGGCGGTGTTGCTTCATTAGGTAGCGCCTATTTAGGCGCAGATGCGGCAAGAGATGCAGCAAGAACCACAGCAGGTGCAGCTGATCGAGCTGGTGCTTTAACACAGGCCCAGTATGAGCAGAATCGACGAGATCAAATGCCCTGGCTTGATGTGGCCCGAGGCAGAGAAACAGGCACCACTTTTGATGAACAAGGATTTAATGCGGCACTTGAGCAATATAATCAACGTGTAGCGGATTTACGAGGCACGTTCGGTACCAGTACAGTTGCTCGTCAACGAGAAGCGGCTGCGATTGCTCAATTAGGGCCCCGTCCAACACAACCTGATTTTGAAACAACCCAATATGAAGGCGGTGCACTTCAAAGATACGCTGATTACGGCCCTTCTCAAGTAGCCACTGGAGATTATATTCCTGCGTCAGATGCGCCTCAGTTCGATCAATATATTAATAATCTCCCTCAAATAAGATCAGATATACCGCAATTTGATGTACAAGGCGCAGTGCCTGAATTTACAGATCGTGGGAATATTCAGCAATTTGATCCAACCGGTGAGTTTTCACGGTTTAACGTACAAAGTAATATTCCTACTGATGATATTCAGAGCAATATACCCCAGTTTGATGTACAAGGTGATCAACCAGAATACAATCGATTAGTTGACATAAATCAAGATCCTGGCGTTCGATTTAGACAGCAAGAACAGGAGCGCGCAATAAACCGTAACTTCTCAAGAGGTGGTCTTTTATCTGGAAACCGTCTTGAGGAGATAATGAAGCGAAGCGGAGAGCTTGCTTCACAAGAGTATGCGGCGGCTGATGCAAGAAATGTTCGTGATTATGATATAGCTAGGCAAAGAGAAGAAACTGGATATGGTCGTGATTTAACGGCGTTTGAACAAAACCGTCTTGCCGAACAAAGCCAGTATGGTCGAGATGTGTCGGCATATGATAGAAGTCGAGCCGCCGAACAAGATCAATACGGGCGTGACTTAACAGCAGAAGACGCGAGATACGGGCGTGGTGTTTCAGCCTTTGATATTAACCGTGAGCAAGAGCAGTCCCAGTATGGTCGTGGACGATCTATTTATGACTTAGGGTATCGTCGAGAAGGTGATATTTATTCACGTGGATTAACCGTTTATGATGCGGCACGTCAAAATGAACTATCGCGTTATGGTCGAGATGTTGATGCTTATGGCCGTGCTTATGGTCTTGGAACAGATCAGTTTAATGCGGCGGCAACACGTGAGGGATTATTATATGGTCGAGGCGTGGCTGATTATGGTCGTGCCTATGGTGCAGAGACAGATTACTTAAACAGACTGGCCGCACAATCAAGATTAGGGCAAACAACGGCTTCTAATATTGCAGCCCAGGGCACAGCAGCAGCTAACAGTATTGGGGCTAATCTGGTTAACTCAGCACAAGCACAAGGGGCTGGAAGAATAGGTCAAGCCAGTGCTTATCAGGGTCTATTAGGTGATTTAACAGCTTTAGGCACCACTTATGCGGCTAATCGTCCTCCACGCACAGTAACAGATTATAACCCAACCAATACACCGTATTTGCCAGCGAGGTACTAGAATGCCTATTAATGACTTAATAGCTGCCGGTGGCCGCCAAAACAGATCGCCTATACAGCGTTTTTTAGAAGCTCGTTCACAAGCTGAAACTGAAAAAAGAAATAGACTTGCTTCTGAGGCCCAACAACAGTCTATTGATATTAATAGAAGGAACCAACAGCTTAACGAGCAAAAGCAAAAGGCCGCGCTTGGGCAAGATTACGCCAAGGCCATTACGCCTATTGTTGAACAAGTTAATAAATTACCAGAAGCCGAAAGACAGGACGCATGGCAACAGGCCGTGCCTGAAATTGAAAGAACCGCGCAACAGTTTGGTATCCCATTTGATGAACGCGCGGGTACATGGAATCAGCAAAGGGCGGATGGTTTAATTAGTCAATTTGGTAAAACACAAAAAGCGCCAACAACGAGGACAGTGCTAGAAGGTGCTGAAAGAGTTAACCAGGAATGGGATGCTA